CTCGTTAGGGGGGTTGCTAGCACACAGCTAGTCCCCTGCTAAGGAGCCTTTCGGCTCCCCCCTCTCCAAATAGGAGAGGGGTCCAGGATTGTTCCATACGGAAGGAGGGTCCTAGGACCGGCCTTCAGTACGGAACGCTCCACCCGAGCTTGATGTCGACGGCATCGGGACGTCCTGAACGTTCCAAGTGATTCTTGTCGGCAAACGGCTCATCGCCGCGCTTTAAGAAATACTTGAGCAAGGCACCATGCCCACTAAGATGACTCTTAGGAGGCCTGGAAGCAATAACATAGGCCCTGACAAGGGGCCTGTGCAAGTGCGGACACATCTTGTCGACGTCGAATGGTTCGAAGTCGTAGACGTGTTTGCCTAAGCAGGGAGAATCTGAATGAACGCGAGGGAACGGAATCAACCGTTCGATCACATTATCCAGATAATCCGTCGTCCTCTCAAATCCAGAAAAGTACATCTGGTTCCTGAGAGAAACGGCAGAAATCAACTCCCTAACGTCAGCCCTGCTGGTGGGGAGATCTCGACGACACTTGACAACGTTTACGTCAAAGCCGTCATAGAAATCACCACCACAACTCTCTCTGAACTTTCCGGTCCAGAAAGACTTGTTTCCGTTCACACAAAGGCCAAAGGCCTCGAGTTCACGGATAACAGGGTCCACAAAGTGTACGGGGACGATGATATCGTCGCCATACACGCGCACCTTGCCCATAAAGCCTTTGAGGCTTTTATGAGTAAGAGGCACTTTGAGCTCCCGCTGGATCCCAAGGAAGATTATGGTCAAGAAGACCATGGCTTCCATAGGAAAAGTGAGAGCTGAACCCATAGACGCGAACTTGGCCAAGGAAAGAATCCCATGGCCAGGCACATCTGCATCGAGCTTCTACAAGCTTGAACCCCTTCCGCGAGGAAGGGATTACGCCCAAGTAGGAGCTGTACATGCAGGTTGGAAACTCGATCGGAAGCTTCACTCAAATCGAGTGTAGCCAGATCGCCGTTAGCAGATCCCTTGCGAGCAAGGTACCTGTTAACAGTTTGATCTGTGAATCCGATGAAGGAGGAGAGGAAGTCATCTCTCTCAATTCCTTCGACGATAGGCTCCATCAGCCCCTGTTGCACATATTGCATGTGCGTGGGTTCGATGGCGATTATCCTCGGAGTCTTCAGCGTTTTAGGTACGGTAATTACCCGAGAGGGAATTTCCGTATCAGGTTCGAGCCAGATAGGCCCCACACCATCTTCAACGTCGTTGAAATAATGGCGTGGACTGGTATAGAGGAATTCTCCCGCTGGGAAAAGTTCCTCAAGCCTCTCGGTCCACAACCGATTGTCAAATTTGGCGTTAGCCTTAAGACGATCGGCGGTGGCGCCGGGGCCATGCTTCGGAATCAGCAGTCCAAGCTCAACCTCGCGGTCAAGCTTGGAGAAAAGCCTTTTCTGAAACAACAAATCGGCCATGCTCATGAACTCGAACTTACGTTCGGTTTCAAGAGCGGAATCCGATTGCCTAACTGACTTCTCACACTCAACATACTTATCGTATGCGGCTTTTACGCGTGCATCGCTGCACGTATGATTCAGAGCTTTAAACAGGTAGCATATCTGTCTAACGCAACGAATCGCCTCATACGAGGGAGTGTTGAGCAAAGTGCCGTCACACGGGTTAAAGACAAGACTAGTCAAACCTTGCAAGAATGCAGGGAGAGACCCTTTCCTCCGGAAACCCTGGAAGAAAGTAGAGTCCACCGCGCCTTGGTCCAGAGATCTCTCGAAATCTGAGCCAAAGTTTGGGAGAGCTATCGTAAGAAACGATAGTCCTTCGTCTTTAACACGACTCTTGACCGTGTTATAGTCAAGAGTGGTGCTAGTGCAACACCGGATACTGCTATCTTGCAGTACCCTACCTAGAAGCAATACATGGCTTTTCATCCATTCCCCTTGAGGTAATGGAGTCCGAGGCTATGTATTTGCCGATTACGCGCTAAGAGAGAGGCTAAGCCTCGCCACCCAGAAGCTGGGTGGTCTTAGCGTTGGAGGAGGCGGTGAGGTATGCAGCGAGAGCCGCAACCAGATACCCCTTCTCCGCGAGCGTGAAACCCACGGTCGGCTCGTCGACGACCAGCGTAACGCTGGCATTGACAGGCACATTGACCGTGGAAATCAAGGGATCCGTCACAATCTTGTTTTGAGTGAGACGGATGGAACGACGAGTGCGCTTCCCATAGGTATGGGAAACACTCATCTGGACGGTGGCGTCATCCTTGCGGAAGACACCGGTACCGTCTCCAGACGACACTCGCGCGAGCGAGGTCGCACTCCCATTGATAGTAACGCTCTGAGGATCGGCAAAAGCCATAGCAACTTGCTCCTTGGTTTAGGCCAAGAACCACGTTGTTGTGATCCTTGGGTATTAAAATGCTATTCCAACGACAACGGGAAAAAGACTCAACTTGAGCCTTTTGAGATTCCCAAAGCTCCAAGAATAGCTAGCTGACGAAGGGAAAAGTCTTCCCAGTCAGCGTAGAACCCGTAGGGTGTTGCCGCAATGCGCTCCTTAGTGGTAGTCTCGAAAGACTGCCAAAAGGTGTGAGGACCATTGTTATTCCCTCCGTAACCAGATACATCATAGTATTTGATCCCGGAGAGTTGGTACTCAACCTTGATGGTTTTCTGTTCCATCAAGTACGCGTACGGCATCACAAGGCAATCCGTCTGGAATGCGGTCCAATTGGTGGCCAAGGCCCCCATGTCCGTCACCCAGTCGACTGCCCAGCTCCAGGGAGCTGCATTCCATAGCGTGTCAGGTGTTATATCCGTGCCATAGAGCTTGTTAAGCTCGGCAGCCTTCCTTTCGGGGGAGGCTTGGGACGGAAAATAATACATGTACGCTGCGGAGAACCACCGCTTCGTCTTAGACGTTACGGTAGTACGCAGATCCCCAAGGAAGCGGCCATCCGTCCAGACGTTTGAGTTAACGAGTAGCGGGGAAGTGAATCCCGTGTCCTCAGTAACTGAGACGTCATATTCGGTAGGCCACTTATAGGAACGCCTGATCAGTTTGCCGGAACCTTTCTCATAGTCGTCAATAATCCTCTCGGATTTCTTGACAGCTTCAGAGAAAGACTGGTAGTCTCGAAGTAGAGGCTTCCAGCCGAACTCGACGTTAAGATAAGCATCACCCGCATTCATAGCGCGTAATGACCTATCACGTCCCGTTCTGGTAAACGGAAGTATGTGGGGTAGACCCTCATGTAATTCCGCGGCAAATTGTGAACCGGCGAAGGCTGGCTTATTCGGAACGGTAGCCGCGATGGCCTCACGTCCATAGCTCAGTAGTTTCTCTGGGCTAGTCGGTGAAGGCATCGGAAAGTTATCGTTGTTGAATATAGCGTGCTTGGCATACTGCGGAGATACATATAAACCATTGTATCTCCCGCCAGGCGGTGCGAAAATAAACGCCTTATCCGGATCTCCACTGAGCGTGTTACGCGCAGTGTATTTCCTTTTAATAGCGTAAAAATCGCCACCTATGTTAGCGCGGTCGTCATCACCAAGTGATCGGTGATCATGACCTTTGCTAATCAATAGGTCGTTAGTCAGCCTCCGAGTAAGACTAATGGTCTTGTTGGGTGGATTGAATCCCCAGACACTGCCCTCAGAGGGCATGTATTCTTGGTATTCATTCGAACCCAGATCATTATAGTCAAACTTCATGTTCCGGAGCTCCCTAAAGGATAAACCCTTTTCAGGGCTAGGTCTATACCGTGTCAGTCATATAGGCTGATTTAGGTATAGAGGTGTTGTGCAAGCACTGGCTGGGGCTTTCGGG